CTGATAGCCAAAACTATATATTACAAAATGGAGTTAATTTCTTCTTCTGTTAGTCCTGCAATTTCAGCAAGTTTAGTTATTGCGTTTGCTATTGCTTGCGTCTTTGCCTCATACTCGGCTTCACGTAATTGAGATTGGACATTGATTGCTTCTCTGTCAGCGATAAACGCTTCTTTATCTGCACCAGTCAATTCAATAACTTGGTCGTCAATGCCAACGATAACTTTTTCTGATTTAGGCGTTGTAGCCATAAATGTTCACCACTCCCGAAATATTTCCTGCGCTTGGTATCAAACTAAAACCTGTGTATGAAGTTTCGTTATTGTTTGTTACACCTGCAACATTTAGCAAGTATCTCATACCCGATTGACCAGAAACAGCCGTTTTGGCTGCAATAAAAGGTGCGCTAACATCTAAATCTAAAAGTCCATTCCAACCACCAATTGCACCAACAAAAATGTTTGATGGATTAGATTGGTTTATGCTTGCAAAAGCCTGTGAAGAACTTAGACCAACATAATATGCACCATAATAATATGAATTAGCACTACTTAAATCAGAACCACCAACACGCAATCTAAAACTCAAATCAGTATCACTTGAACAAGTCATACTTGCAACAATTTTATAATTTCTATAACTTGCACTAAAAACATCATTAAAACTTTGACTGGCTACTGCACTAAAACTAATGGCTGTACCTATTTGGACAAGACCAGGGGTAGGACCACTTGGTGCAACGGAAGCCCAATTTGTTCCGTTGTAAACTTCAACTAAATTTGTATCTTGTAAATAAGAAACCATTCCCTCTTCAAAGTTTGCTGTACCAATCGCAGAACTTCTAGCAGCAGAACCTGCGAATGACATAACGCTTTGGTCCATTAAATAATTTTGAACATTAGATGCACTTAAAACTTCGCCTGCTGTAAACGTTCTGTAACCAGAACCCATTAAAACTCCTTAAAACCCTAGTCTGCCTGTATCTAAGATACCAAACTCAAGATCATCTAGCACAAGGCTAGCATAATCTAAGGTTTGGAATCCGAAAGTAATGCTGTGTGATGCTGGTTGTATATCGTGATCAATTCTAATAATAGAAGCAAATTTGTCTATCTGCGTTCCAACATTGTTAGGTGTGAATTTGATTTGGCAAACATCACCGATTTCTAATCCAAGCACCTTAGTTTGATTTACCCCAGATAAAGCCTCTAGTTGGACTGTGAGGGTCTCAAAACGATATTCAGGTTCAGACAACTCACCTAACAAATAATTTGCTAAAGATAAAGCATCAGCATCAGAGTTCATCAACAGACCTGATTGAATTAAAGCCTGCTGACCATAACTGTTAATGGAATCATTATCTTGGGCTATGGCTGTTCCGCCATTGTTTCTTTCAATTTGAATATAGTTATACAAAAGTTCTGAACCATAAATCACTTGCACTTCGCTGAATTGAACCCCAGAATTGTCATCCGCAAAAACAACTTGAGAACCAGAAACAGGAGCAACAGTTCTATCTTTGAAAACAATGAAACCATCAGAGCCAATAAAAATTGAACCAGGTTCGGTATTGGTTACAGTTTGCAAATACTCTAAAGCGTTTGTTCCATCTGCTACAACATCTGCTTGCAATAACTGTGAACCAGTATCAATATCACGCAAAGATGCTGGCCAATTAACTTCTGGTCTATCTAAAACAGCATTCACTCTTGCACCTGTTAATTCTGAAGTTGCTGTGTGCGCTGACAATGCTCTTTGAGCCAACAAAGTGAAACCATCAATGCAATCAGCGTTAGTGGTTGAAAGACCTGACAAATCATAATTTAGATTCCAGTCATCAACAACGCCATAAAAAACTGCTGAACCACCTGTTTCAACTTTGATAGTTCTTTTAGGAATGATTTGCCCATAGAAAGGGCTTGCAAGATTCTCAGGATCAAAAGCCCTAGAATTATTATTTAATTCAATTGAAGCACCACCAGCAGTAAATCTGTCTAACTGTCTTGATTTACCACGTCTAACTGAAACAGAACGCACATACTCTGAAACGTCATAAAATAAAGTTCCGCCAAGTGTGTATTCCGTATTATCTAAAACACCTTGAACAGCATCATCAAGAATAAAGAAAGGTCCACCAAGAGCAGATAAATCAAAACCTAGTTCAACAGTTGTTGCAGGAATTGTCATTATGCGCTCGCAAAGACTGGACCAGAAGTCTTTTCAAATTTTTTGATTGCATCTACTATTTCTTTTCCAACTTGTGATCCTGAAGTTCCAATTCCAGCATTAACCACAATGTTGTAAGTTGTACCAAGTTTTGCTGAGTTAGCACCAGATAAAGGAATAACTGCCTCTGGTCCTGCTTCTCCGATAATTGCGTTCTGAGGTCCGAGTGCTATTCCCCCCTTAGCCATACGAAGCGTTTTGTTGTTTAATGCTGTTGCTAAGGCTGTGTAATGTCGTGATGCTGGATCAGTAAGTTTAGAAATAGTTGAAACTTGTTTAATTGATAGAAGTGGTTTACGAACTGGTAGTTCTTGTTTTAATTCTTGACCTGGCACAACAGTTGGAGTAGATGGGCCAGACGGACCACTAGGTAATTCATCAACTAAAGATTTTAATTGAGCACGAGCACCATCTAATGCTGATTTAATTCCAGCGACCATTGCCTCTGCTTGTTTGACACCAGCATCATAAAAGGCAACAGCACCAAATTCACCAACTTGTTCAGCCACATTAAAAATCGAATCAACTAAAGTGTTTACCTGCTGAACAACAGTTGCGCCACCACTAATTATGTTGTCCGCAATCTTTGAACCAGCCTCAAAACCTGCATCAAGAACTTGTCTGATACCACGTTCATTCAATCCAAGAACGACCAGTTGTTTGACTTTGTCAGCAAAAAGTGTTGCCTGAGTTGCTTGATCTGCTAAACCTTTTAAGAAATTCTCTGATTCAGCGGCTTTTCCAAAATTAAGAATTCCAGAAATGGTGCTTCCAATTGCTGTCTTAAAGTTATTGAATTTACCACGCACATCTTCCAATGCTGATTCTGCTTTTCGTAAAGCGTTCTCCAGATTATCCACAACAACTTGTGCAGCACTCTTCGCAGCATCTTTAACTTTTTTAAGTTCTTCGGCTGTTTTCTCTAAACCTTTATTCATATTAGTTACACTCGGTACAAGTTGAGTAGAAATGTCTGTGCTTAATGTATCAGTTTGTGCTGCTAAAGCACCCATATTGTTTGAAGCCTCAACTGTTGAAAGACTGATTCGTTTAAGAGCAACTGGAGCGATCTGACCTACCTCTTTGACGTCAACCCCAAACATTTGTAAGCCTCTAATTACTAAATTCATTCCTTGCAAAAATAGATTCATATGATCAATAACAAAGTTGATTGCTCCCTCAGCAAAAACTATAAAAGCGTTTCCTAGTTTTTGAATACCTTGACGGAATTTATCTGAGGTTTGAAATGCGTGAATCAAAGCAACAACTAAAAGGGCTATACCAGCGGCTACTAAATAAACAGGATTTGTCAGTAAGACTGTTGAAAGGACTTTGAAAACCCCAATAAATATTTGAATTGCCCCAATAATCTTTCCAATCACAATTAACAATGGCCCAAGAACAGCAAGCAAGCCAAGAATCTTTAGTCCTGTGTTAATTGTTTCAGGACTTAGTGCTTTGAATTTATCAACCAATTTTTGTATTTCAGGAATGACTTGATTCTTGATAACATCACTAACTTGTAACACCACAGGCAAAAGAACTGATCCAATATCTTCTTTGATTTGTTGAAATTCTCTGCCCAAGAGAATGATTCTTCCCTCTGGGGTTTGCGCTAAGGCTTCATTGAAACCTTTGTATGTTGAGTTAAGAACTTCAACGAGTGCAGCGGCACGTTCGGATTCTGTTCCGTTGGCAATTTTCTTTTTAGTATCCTCATCTAAAACAAATCCAACTCTTGTCAAAGAAGCAAACTGGCCGTTCAATGCTTGGGCCAAACCATTTGTCATTGACTTGAAATCTTCACCAGTAGCAGAAGCGCCTTTCTCTGCGAGCACATAATCTAAAATTGCTGGTGTAAGTTTTTGAATTGTCTCACCTTGTAAATCAAAAGTTGCTAACTGTGATTGTGTTGTAACAATGCTTTCCCTAGAAGCAACACCAACTTTTTCTAAAGCCGAAGCCTGTTTAAGTAACGCATCAACACCTTGTTGTGTTGCACCACCAGTTGTTAAAAGAATTTGTCTAAGTCTTGAAGTTGCTGCCTCAGCCTCAATAGCATCTTTGACAAACACACCTAAAGCCGCACCAACACCCAAAATTGGGATTGTAAGATTCTTTGTTAAAGATTCACCAAATTGCGTAAAGATTTTTCCTGAAGCACCAAATTTATCTAAACCTGTTTTGGCTCTTTCAAATTCTCTGATAGCAGACTTGATGCCCTTGTCATCAAACTGCGTGAGAATCGGGACAATAATTGCCATTATTTAACCACCAACAAATTCCTGTTTACTTTCGCGGATGCTTCCTGTAAAGATCGCTCAATACTATTATCAATCAATTTTTGATTTTTCAAAGCGGCAGGCCAAACAAAACGAGAAGTACCATTTCTTGATCCAGGACCTACTGATTGATGATTCTTATTAAGGCTTTCAATCATTTTTGCTCCTTGACCATTTAAGGAGTAACCATTTGGTCTACGAGCAGATGGCTTTGAACGCCCAGATCGTCTAACTTCGTTTTTACGACCAGCCATATCAGCAATAGCCAAACCACGACCTTTAACAATAACTTTGAGCAACGAAGTGGGTTTACCTGCACTTGGTTTTTTAGTGCTTGTTTTTACGTCAGTTTTGTTATCAGAACTTCTAAATGCTGTTGCTCCAGAATGGGTAAAACCTTTAGTTTTAATTGTCCTAGGCATAGCGCTTTGAATACTTAGTGCATAAGGTTTTGCAAAATTTTTTACATCATTATTAAGTTGATCATAAAGAGTTTTATCTAACTGTTTAAGTTCTAAAAGGGTTTCTCGTAAACCGCGAACCTCAGATCGG